CTGAGCACCGTGCCATTGAACCTGTGACAACAAATAAACCTGGGCGCCCCCGCGTAACGCGGTCGCGCTGGATGAGCTGATATGCCGTATACCGAACAAGACCTCACCGACATCGAAACCGCCATCCGCAAGCTGCAGAGCGGCGAGCGGGTGGCGTCTGTTGCATATGACGGCAAAACCGTGAGTTACAGCCAAGTGCAGTTGGGCGAGCTGATTTCTCTGCGCGACCGTATCCGCCAAGAGGTTAAAAGCACCACGGGTGCCAAAACCCGCCAGATCCGCGTATTCACCCGCAAAGGTGTGGAATGAAGATTTTTGGCTGGTTGAAACTTCCTAAAGCTAAGGCGTTAGGCTATGACGCGGCGGGTACTGGGCGGCGGTTGCAAACATGGGTGCCGACCACCGATTCCGCCAATGCCATTCTGTTTCAGGATGCGGCATTGCTGCGCTCCCGCAGCCGCGACATGGCGCGGAAGAATGCCTACGCTGCGAACGGCATCGAGGCGATTGTGGCGAATGCCGTTGGCACGGGCATTAAGCCGCAATCGAAAACAGACGAATCCGACCTGCGCCAGCAAATTCAGGCTCTGTGGCTGGAATGGACGGATGAAGCCGACAGCGCGGGGCTGACGGACTTTTACGGCCTGCAAGCCCTTATTTGCCGCGCCATGGTCGAAGGCGGCGAATGCTTCGTGCGTTTGCGGGTACGTCGTACTGAGGACGGATTAAGTGTTCCTCTGCAACTGCAAACGTTGGAGGCAGAACATCTGGACGCCAGCACCAACAAGCCGCTGGCAAACGGCAATTTTATCAGGGGCGGGATTGAGTTTAACCGCCTTGGGCAACGGGTTGCCTATCACCTGTACCGTGAACACCCTGGCGATGCGATGTTGTTTGGCACCGCCAAGGAAACGGTGCGCGTGCCCGCTGAAGAAGTGCTGCATATCTTCAAACCGCAACGCCCAGGGCAGATTCGCGGCGAGCCGTGGCTGGGGCGCGTACTGCTGAAGCTCTATGAACTCGATCAATACGACGATGCCGAACTGGTGCGCAAGAAAACCGCCGCCATGTTCGCCGGCTTCATCACCAAAAACGACCCCGACACGCCGTTTATGGGTGAAGGAAATCCCGATGATAAAGGCGCAGCGCAGGCTGGTTTAGAGCCCGGCACGCTGCAACTGCTGGAGCCGGGCGAGGATGTGAAATTCTCGGAGCCCGGCGATGTCGGCGGCAGCTACGAGGCGTTTTTCCGCCAGCAACTGCGGATGATCGCCGTTGGCCTTGGCATTACTTACGAACAACTCACCAGTGACCTGACGGGCGTCAACTATTCCAGTATTCGTGCGGGACTCATCGAGTTTCGCCGCCGCTGCACGATGCTGCAACATCAGGTGCTGGTGTATCAGCTCTGCCGCCCTGTGTGGCAGCGGTGGCTGGAACTGGCGGTTCTGGCGGGGGCACTCCCCATTTCGCTCAGCGACTTTCAGAAAAACCACCGCAGCTATCTTGCCGCCAAGTGGATTCCCCAGGGCTGGGATTGGGTTGACCCCTTAAAAGACCAGCAGGCGGAGCAATTGGCGGTACGCAATGGTTTCAAAAGCCGTTCAGAGGTTGTTTCTGAACTGGGATACGATGCCGAAGAGATTGATGCCGAAATCGCCGCCGATAACGAACGTGCCGACAGCCTCGGCCTGATTTTAGACAGTGACCCGCGCAAGGTCGCCAAAACTGGCGCGGTGCAAGCTGAGGCGCAGGGTTTAGGGGGTAGGTTGGAGGGTGGAGAAACATGACAACAGTACACGGCAGATATTGGCTCAATAAACCCCTGTTGCTGGCGCCGCACGCACTGCATCAGCTGCAATCTCCCTTCACTAAAACCTCCACCCTAACTCCTAAAACCTCGCATCAGCGCATCGCGCTGGTGCCAATCCTGGGGCCACTGGCGAAACGCGGCTCGTTCTTGGATAGCCTGTTTGGCTTTGGGAATTATGAGGATGTGCAGGCACGGTTTGATGCGGCGGTGGCAGACCCCAGCATTGATGCCATTCTGCTTGAGATCGACAGCCCTGGCGGCGAAGCGGCAGGCGCGTTTGATCTGGCCGATAAAATCTATTCCGCCCGTGGCAGCAAGCCCGTCTGGGCAATTGCCAATGATAGCGCGTTTTCCGCCGCCTACGCGATTGGCAGTGCCGCTGATAAATTGTTCCTTACCCGCACGGGCGGCGTAGGGAGTATCGGCGTGCTGGCCGCCCATGTGGATCAATCGGGCTACGACGAAAAACAGGGCGTGAAGGTCACAACGTTGTTCGCAGGCAGCCGCAAAAACGATTTCAACGCCCACGAACCCTTAAGCGAAGACGCGGCGGGCTTTCTGCAGGCCGAAGTGAACCGCTTGTACGGTTTGTTTGTCGATACGGTTGCTCGTAACAGGGGAATTACTCCCGATACCATCCGTGCCACGGAAGCCGCGCTGTTCTTTGGCGACGATGCCGTGAAAGTGGGGCTTGCCGATGGTGTCGGCACCTTTGAAAGCACCATCCAATCTCTCGCCGCAACCTTACCCCCCAAACCACGAAAGGAAACTCGCATGCTTGATGAAAAACCCCCCGTTGATCTGGAGGCCGTCCGTAAGGAAGCCGCCGAAGCCCTGAAAACTCAGCATCTGGAGATCATCCACGCCTGCCGTTTGGCTGGCAAGCCTGACAAAGCGGCTGATTTTATTGAACAGGGCACAACGCTGGAGGCGGCACGCAAAATCCTGCTGGAGCTTGTGGCGCAACAGGCAGAAATCCAGTCGCAGATTCAGCCCGCCGCTGGGACTGATGCCCCCAACCCGCTGCTGGCGGAAGCGCAGAAACGCGCTGCGCAAGCCAAACAATAAGGAGAACTGACCATGCCATCTTTAAGCGAATCCAACTATCTCGGCGATCTTCTCAAATACGAAGCGCCGAACCTTTTTTCCCGGGAAAACGCGGTGATCGGCACAGGGGCGAACTTGACCCTGGGGGCTGTTTTGGGGCGCATCACGGCGACGGGAAAGTATGTGCTGCTTGCTCCTGCCGCCGTGGACGGAAGCCAGACGGCGGCGGCGATTTTGCTGGCCGATGCCGCTGCGGCTACAGCGGATGTTAAGGGCCTCATCCTCGCCCGCCACGGCATCGTCGCCGACCACGCCTTGGTCTGGCCAGGCGGCATTACGGCCGGCCAGAAAACCACCGCCATTTCACAACTGGAAACCAAGGGCATCTTGGTGCGCAAAGGAGTGTGAGGAAGGTTTTAGGGTGTAGGGTTTAGGGGGTAGAAAGTTTGAGGCGCAGTGTGTGCAGCATTTTTTGTACCTCTTCAATTAGCAGAAACAATTTTGTGCAATTTTCACGCTCTGTATACCGCAACCGCAGGCAGATCAACATCTGTGTTTCCACTTCGGCTAACGATCCGATGGCGATGGAAAGAAACCGAACATAGTCCTTATCCCCTGTTCTTGAATGGCCTTCCGCGATGTTGGAGGGCACCGAAACAACCGCTCGGCGCAGCTGCACCACCAAGCCAAATTTTTCCTCCGCAGGAAACCGTGATGTCAGACGATACACATCCTCCACCAGATCCATAGATTTTTGCCAAACAATCAAGTCTTTGTAATTTTTAATCATCACTACACCCTACACCCTAAAACCTCCAACCTCAAGGAACTACCATGCAAAACCCGTTTCAAAACCCAGCCTTTAGCATGACCAGCCTGACGGCGGCGATCAATATTCTGCCCAATACTTATGGACGGATCGAGCAGTTGAACCTCATGCCGCCCAATCCGGTGCGGTTTCGGGCCATTACCGTTGAGGAGCAGAACGGCGTTTTGAACCTGCTCCCCACGGCGGTGCTGGGATCACCGGGAACGCTGGGCAAACGCGGCAAACGCACGGTGCGCTCCTTCACCGTGCCCCATATTCCCCACGATGATGTGGTGCTGCCCGAAGAAATTCAGGGCATTCGGGCCTTTGGCTCCGAAGACACCACCCGTGCCTATGCGGATGTGTTGGCCACGCACCTGCAGAACATGCGCAACAAACACGCGATTACGCTGGAGTATTTGCGCATGGGCGCCCTTAAAGGCGTGATTCTCGATGCGGATAGCTCGACGTTGTTCGATTTGTACACGGAGTTTGGCATCACCGCCAAATCCGTGAACTTTCAGCTAAGTATCGCCACCACGGACGTCAAAAAGAAATGCTTGGAGGTCATCCGCCACGTCGAGGACAACCTCAAGGGTGAGGTCATGACCCGCGTCCACGCCTTGGTGAGTGCCGAGTTTTTCGATGCCTTGACCAGTCATGCTTTGGTGAAAGATGCTTATCAACGCTGGCAGGACGGCGCGGCGTTGCGGGACGATATGCGCTCCGGTTTCCCCTTCGGCGGCATGATATTTGAGGAATATCGCGGCGTGGCCACCGATGCCGACAGCAACGTGCGGCGGTTTATTGCGGCGAACGAGGGGCATTGTTTCCCCATCGGCACGCTGGGGACGTTTACCACGTATTTTGCGCCGGCGGATTTTAACGAGACCGCCAACACCCTCGGCCAGCCGCTCTACGCCAAGCAGGAGCCCCGCAAGTTTGAACGCGGCACGGATCTGCACACGCAAAGCAATCCCCTGCCCATGTGTTTGCGTCCCGCCGTTCTGGTCAAATTGACGAATACGTAAGGTTAGGGTGTAGGGTGTAGGGTGTAGGTGTTAGGTTGGAGGTTGGAGAGTGTAGGTGTTAGGTTGGAGGTTGGAGAGAATAACTACACCCTAACACCTCCAACCTCCAACCTTTTAGCCCCCCAATGACCGCTTTTCAGGAGATGATTGATGCCTTGTTTGCTGATTCTGCTATGGCTCGAACTGTCACTTACACGCCTGTGGCAGGTCTTCCGCAGACGATGCGGGCGGTGATTAAATCGCCTGATAGGGTGATTGATGTGAGGGACATTGCTATTCACACGCCAACATTGGTGGTGGATGTACGGGTGTCGGACGTCGCAATACCGCAGGAAGGCGATACGCTCGCTATCGGTACGCTGCTGTATGCCGTTCAGGGCGAACCCGTGCGGGACGCGGAAAACTTTGTCTGGACGCTGGATTGTACTCGGTCATGAGGCTTACCGCCGCTATTCAAGGCTCACTGACCGAATACATGGCCGCCGAGGTGCGGGCAGCAGAAACCGCCGTCACGGCGGGGGTAAAACAAGCCACCGATGGCCTGAAACTCGCCATGCGGCGGCAGGTGACGTCTGCGGGGCTTGGACAGCGGCTTGCGAACACCTGGCGCGGCAAGGTCTACCCGCAGGGGCAAGTGAGCTTGAAAGCGGCGGGACTTGTCTACACCAACGCGCCCGAAATTATGACGGGGCTGGAGGTAGCGACCACCCTTCGCGGCAAGGAATGACCCGCAGCATAAACGTGCCAGTGGCACGTTTTGCAAGGTGTCATCACTGAAGCCTTAGCGAAATCAAGCGATAGCGTAGATTGAGGTTAGGCTGAAGTGTTGTGGCTCGCCATTCCCACGCCCAATGCACCCAAGCGCGGTGTGGGCGGCAAGCGCATTACCCCAACCAATTTTCCCGAACAAAGTTTGGGGCGGCTGCGGTTTG